AATGCTAGAGGAAATGGTCAGAGCTACATGTTCCAGACACATACCGTTGCTGGTGTTGCGTCTAACATTACTCCTAACCAGACTCCATTGATTGCTTCTGGTGGTACTAGAATTGCATCCGCACAGTATATCACTTATGGTGGTGTATTACCTTCTCCTGGTGATGTTCTATTCAAAGGATCTGAGGTTGGTAAGAATGGATCTATTGCATGGATTCTTTCTAACTACTTTGCAAATATTGCTAACAACAACATTGATAATATCGTCTTTGATGGATCAAATGTTGTCAAGATTGAATTCAGAGACTTTACTAGCGGTGTTGCACTTGCAGTTGGTAATGACATTGGAATTACCTCTACATCTCAGATTAGAATCAAGAACTTCTACTATGATCCTAGACTGAATCTAACCTGGACAGTATATGCTGCCAAGCCTGGTGACCCATTCAACCCAACCAATAACTACTGCCATTTCCAAGTTATTGATCAAATTCCACAGGATACGCAACCTTGGGAAAATATCATTTCTGGAACTCCTAGCGGTGCTGATCAACCAACTATTGAATTCTCTAATGCTAACTTCAAAGAGGTTGGTGTAATCGGTGCTGAGGCACTCAGAACTGAGACAGAGACTATTGGTGATTACAAACTTGGCATTAACACCATCTGCAGATCTTCTCATGATGCATATGCAAATGCATTTGTTGAGAATCTAACAACTGATCCTCGTGCAAACCTTGACGTTGTTGGTAATGCATACATCAGTGGTCGTAAGACACCTGATTATCTACAGCATACTCAGTTTGCTGATCGTGATAAGGATAGAATTAAGGATGCTCTGATCGTTGGTGGTGACAGTGCTGCTCCTAATGATGAGGCAGTATTGAGAGTTTCCACTGAAACTTCTACACCATTAGAATCTGGAAGACCAGTTGCTGATGGTAAGGTTGGTATCAACGCTGAAGATTCTGAACTAAACAGAGCACTGGTTGTCAAAGGTGATGCAAGATTTACTGAAGATGTACAGTTTGAGCGTGACATTGAAGTTCAGGGCGACGGCACACTTGCTGAAGTCAGAACTGATATCACAACTGGAACTATTAATCTCTTCAACGATAGCACATTTGTTGGTGGAGATAACACTGGTGGACTACACATTGGTGGTTATGCGAAGACTCTAAGAATTGGAGACTTTAACACTACTTCTACTCAGTGGATCTATATTGGCGATAAGTCTACTGGCGATCAGTTTGTATACATTGCCAATGCTTCTAACCACGCTAATATCTTTATTGGTAATCTTGCTCAAGACGCAGCGATTTCTAAGACAAAGATTGGTGGTGCATATGATCGTGTTGAATCTCTATCCTTCGTTGATTTTGAAGTCAGAAGAACCAAGTTTGCTGGTGATGTAACCTTTGGTTCATTCAAGCAACTTGGTGGAGATAGAACCAACCCTGAGCAAGTTGTAACTCTATCAACTGAAGCAGGTATTGTTAGCTTCTTCTCTGGAAATACTCAGACAATTGACTTTGCTCTGAATGCTTCTGAAGTTAATATCGCTGGTCAAGGTGGTACAACTACCATCAGAAACAGTCTTGAAGTTGATGGTGAGACCACATTCAATGCGAGTGTTAAACTCTGTGGTGGTACTTCTTCCTTCTCCTTTGTTGGTACTGGTACATCTCTAGGAACAACTGCAATTGCTCACGCATCTGGTATCTTAGGACCTTCCTCCTTCAATCAAAACATTGACATTGTTAATGTTCTTGAGTTGCCATCTTCTGATAACAGATATAACAGAATTGATACTGCAGGTTCTGCATCTTGGGGTGACGCAACATTCCAAGCAACTAAACCTGGAGCTGGTCCTGAAGGTGCAGATCTTCCTGCACTAACTGGTAAGCAATATTACTTACCACTATTAAATCAACCTGTTGCTGGTTACTTCAATGAGGGTGATTATCTACTTCTTGATGCTCCTGTTGATGCAGGTAATAACACAAGACCTGAGATTGTTCGTATTGCGGTTGGTGGTTTAAGTGGTTCGGAAACTGCTCCATACTACCTAACTGTTGAAAGAGAACCACTTGGTTCTTTCGCTCCTCAAATTGATACTCATCCAGACGAACCTGGAAACAGAACTCCAGTATTCAAGTGTAACATTGCATTTGACGCTACTTGGATTGAGCAAGCGATTGATGGAACTAGAGGTAACCCTCCTAATGAAAATGTATATCTCGCAACGTTTGGCGGAACACTGAAAGTTGGTGTTGATTATGTTATTATTTCTCGTGAAGATACTAATTCTGATGGAGACTTCAACCAGGGTGAAGCATTCAAGTTAGCAACTGCTCTAGAAGTTATCAATAAGACATTTGAGATTACTAACGGTTGTCCAGATGGAGATGTAATGTTCTCCGTTGACAGTGTTACTGGAGAGACTACTATTGGTAATGATGGCGTTGATGGTGAGAACGGACAATTAACTGTTAATGGTTCGTTTGTATTCAAGGGTGGTTGTAAGACTGCATCTGCTCAGACATTTACTGGTAATGCTACTGCAACACAAAACACAATCAATGCAATTCCAAGTCTTGATGGACTAGAAGTTGGTGATTATGTTGAACTAGTTGATAACGGTGGTACTGTAACTCTGACTCAGAATCAATATCCTGATACAACTGGTGGTACAAGATTCACCGATCCTCAGATCGTTGCGATTGATGTTGCTAACAGCACAATCACACTGAATGTAGAATTTGGTGGTTCTGGTAATTCTACTGGAATCAGCTTCAATGCAACTAGAGATGAGAAGTTTAGAATCACTGATAGAGTTCGTGACATCTTTACTGTTGATGGATGTTCTGGTGATACAGTAGTTGGTAATCCAAGTGGCACCATATTTACAACTAGGTCTCAATATGGAACTACATCTGCTGCACACACTAAAGGAGCAACAGTATTCACAGTCCTTAAAGATCCTAAAGTAGATAACGGTATTGCCACCACATTTGTCAATACTACCACTACAATTACTACTGGTGCTACAACACTACCTGTTGATGACATTACTAACTTTGAAAGTGGTGATTTTATCTTTGTTGGATTTGGATCTGGTGGTCAAGAAGAGATCATGCAAATCAGTGGTAATCCCTCTGCATCTGCTGGAACATCTGGAACTTTACCTGTTACCCGTGTAGCATCTCTAACAAATATTCCTGGAACAAACAAAACACATAGTGATGGTGAAAGCGTATTCCGTATTCTCTTTAGAGAGAACACCAAACTCACAAATGATATCCCAGCTGGAGGATCCACTAGTGTTGAGATTGGACTAGAGAATAGTGATGTTGTTCCATTCTTCCTTGATCGTGAATATTGGTTAGTAATTGATGATGAAATCTTCTTGGTCTCCAATAGTGTTACAAACGATGGTGGAATTGAACTAGTTAAGAAAAATTATCATCATGGTAGACTTACCGTATATGATGATGTTAAGTTTGTTGGATCTAATTTTGAGATCACTGGTACTGATAATAACGTACCTATCATTAAACTACTTAATAACGAAGAACACCACTTTGAATCTGGCGCACTTGATATTAATGCAACAACTGACATTAGCGGCAATTTAAGAGTTCTTCCTTCTAAGTGTGTTGAGGATCCTGATGCAATTCAATTCACTAATAAGACATTCACTCCAACATTTAGAGTTGAAGCTGAATTTGGTGATACATTTGTTGGTCGTCTATTAGACGTTGCTGGTATTTCTTCTCCTGCTCCATCTAGCACACAAGCAATCTTAGATGTTAGAAATCTAGGTATTAACGGTGCTAACACTTTCAGCATCAATCAAGATTCTTCTATTGATGCATTTGGACTCGTAGGATATAAGAATATCAATGGTGGTCACATTACGAAGTTCGTCAATGCAAATGCCACTCTCAAATGTAATATAAATTATATTGTAGCAGTAGCTCCATCTACAGGTGCTCTTATCTTGACTCTTCCAAGCAACCCTGTAACAGGTGATGTTGTTAGAATTACTGAGGTTGGTGGAGCATTGACATATAATAATTCTCTCGTGATTCGTGCTCCAATTGTAGGTGGTGAACCTGTACCTGTCCAAGGTGATACTATCGGTACGAAACTTGGAGGTCTCTCTACAGCATATGGATCTGGTGAACTAGTTGTACAAAACAAAAATGCTTCCTTCGGATTGATTTATGTTGGTGCAACTGATGGGGACAACTTTATTCCTGCTGTCTATCAAGGTTGGTGGTTAACTGAACTATAATGGCTTTCTATAACAGACTAAAAACCATGAAGTCTGCTCCAGTCGGCACTATCATGCCCTGGAGCGGATCTCAAGGTCTCGGAGACAATCCAGACAATGTTCCTACGGGGTGGATTCTTTGTGATGGTAGAACATATGATTGTGCATTATTTCCTTTGCTAGCATCTATCTTAGGAAATACTTATGGTCCTACTGATGATGCTATCACAGGAAACTTTCCAGACTTTGATGAAGGAGATCTATTCAGAGTTCCTAATTTAAATGGTAGGCAGCTGCTTGACCTTGAGAAGGATATGTTATTGGAGACAAAGTATCAAGCAAATCAACCTGATGCATACAATGTCATTGGAGATTTAATTTCTGAAGATGGTACAGGTGTTACTCCTCCAACTATCTACAGTGCTGATACAGATCTTGGATTCCAATTAGATCCAATTGATACCATGGCAGGTAAAATTCAGAATATTACATTGAATGATCCTACATGGTCAAAAACATATTATACGATTGGTAGAAAACTTGGTATTGACCACACTCCTGGTCATAAACACTCTGGACAATATACAACTGCATTTCCAAGTGGTAAATATGTTCAGATTTTCCAAGCACCAACATTCCAAGTCTCTGGTAGTCCTGGATATGAATCTGCAAACCTGACTGGTGTTACCAGCACAGATAGTCCAGACACTTGGAAGAATGGATTTGGTTCAATTACATATTATGATGAGAATACACTGGTATTAACTGATAGTCCAAAAAGTTTCACACAAGAAACAGTTCCAGAGGTTGGATTGACACGAACTATCCCTTCAAGTGGTGCATATACAACTAATTTTAGTGATACTTATAACTATGAACACCAAATGAGAATGCATACGGGTGTATTTCCAACTCCTGTGACTATGTTTGGTAAAGATAATTATCTAAATGGCGATGCATCAGTAACATATCCAACTAACTTGAGTCATGCAGCACAAGATTCTACCGACAAAAGTTTAACCACTCACAGTCACTTTAGTTTTGATTTATCAATGAACATGGGTGGTCTCAAAATTCCACCAAATATTGCTGTAAATAACGTACAATCTTACACGGTCAACGTTTCTGACATTCCAGATGCGTTAAATATTCTTATGGATAACAATACTCCATCACAGACCATAATCATGATCATCAGAGCTTACTAAAATGCCAGTTTTTTTAAATCAAGAAAGAACGAAGATCGGAACAACTACAGGAACTGTTATTGCATTTCCTAAAGAGTTGGATGTTAATGATCCTATTGCTGGATTGAGTGCTGAACTACTTCCAGCAGGTTATTTGAGATGTGATGGATCTGTTTATAATGTAGCAACTTATCCAGCTCTTGGTGAAATTTTGGGAACTGGTGATGGATGTGCATTTAAACAACCGAATGTAGAATTAAGTGATGAACAATTTCAGGTTCCAGACTTAAGATCAAAGTATATTAAAGCAACTTCTGGATCAGACCAAGGTGTCATTAATGACATGACTGTTTTAAATGCTTCTGGTCAAGAAATTAAAAAATCAGGTGTTGGAGTAACTGTATCATCAAATATAGGTACTACCGCAGTTGTTGATATGACAGGACAATTTAGAGTTCCTGGGAGAACTGTAGCACTGACTGGTAATTTAGGTTTTACTAAACCAAAATCTCCAGATGAAGAGGTTGTTTCTGCATTATCATTCTTGCCACACGCACACTATACTACCACGTATAGATGTAGAACTATCAGAAGAGCAGGTAGTGATGTATTTGAATTAAATTATTTTACAAACGCATCAACTATTGGTGTCCAGAACTGGTATGATGCTACATCTGAACAACCAGCATGTAAATTTCTTGCACAAACAAAAGACTGGCAGGGAGGTTCGTTCAACGAAGGTGGTGGATTTGGTAGTGCATCATTTGAATATTATGGTATTTGTAAAACACAGTGTGGTGGATTTGATGTAAACTGTCTAATTCCTACTGGTGAGAGTCTCACTATTGACACCACACCTGAGGGTCCTTGTGTTACTAAGTTTGCTGGAATTCCTATTGGTAGTATTCCTCCAACTGGTTGTGGACCTGCAACAGAGCGTACACTTGGTGCCACATATGTTTGTGGTGCAGATGGAGTTGGTAATGATAATATTCCAACAGGTGCTATTACACCAGGTGGGTCAATTCAATCATTCGCTTTGTATATGGGTGGATCCGCATATAATGACGGACCAAATGATTACTATTCTAAAGGTACTGGTCAGTGGGCGTACAGTGGATATGGTGGTAATGCAGGAACATGGGATAGTTTATCAGACTTTGCACAAGGTGAAGTTGATTTAAATGGTGGATCTGGAACTGGTCTTAGAGCATCAGTTAGATTTGAAGCTTGGGTTGGTGCTGGTGGCAATCCAAACAATACAAGATATAAAATTCTTGCCTTTACAAATAAAGGAACTGGTTATGCTGCAAATGATATTATTACTTTCCCTGATGTAGGTGGAAAGAATATTGGATCAGCACCTGCTACAGGTGGTGGCGGTATTAGTATGAAAATTTTATCTGTTGGATTTGGTGATGATGGTGGTAATACAGCAGCTGCTTATCCCCACGACACTTGTTTAGCAAATGTTGTTCCTTTTGATACTGTTGTAGACAACAATACAAACGTTGTGTATCCACAAATCTCAAACATTGTTGAAACTACAGAAGCATTTGATTATGAAGATGATCCAACAGAGCACACCCACACAATCAATTATAGTATTGGAACAACTAATTATGAGTTAAATATACCAGAGACATTTATCTCTACTGATGGTATGTCAGCTTCTGTCAATATTAAACCAGAATCTGATACTAAGATAGATAGCTTAATTGCTCCTTTTATTATGGTAGATTACTTAATCAAGACCTAAGATGCCAACAAGAAATATTCGTACTAACTATTTGACAGATAAAGTAACGTTTGGCAGTTCTACAATGCCAATCGGTGCTATTGTGCCTATTTTTAAGGCAGATGATGAGAAGATCGCAGATAATGGTGTTGTCAATGGATTAGGGACAGTATCAACAGGAAGTTCTACTGGCACTGGATATGTCACGGATTTGTTAGATGGTGTTCCAACTGGTCCTGTTAGTGCAGAACTTACGGTTGGTAACTTTGGTGTAAGCAATGATTTGATTACACTTAACAATCATCCATTTGTAGATGGTGATAAATTAGTTGTTACAGCGTCTGAGCAAGCAGGTAACAAATTAAAGTTAGGATCTTCAATTCAAACTATTACTGTTAACAATGGTGGATCGGGATACACAAGTCCACCAAATGTTATTGTAACTGATAATGGATCTGGTCCTGCAACTCCTGGTTCTTTTTCTGCAACTATCAATAATTCTGGAGTTGTTACTGCCATCACAGTTATTGATGGTGGTGTAGGATATCAAAATCCTCAAGTAACTATCACTGGTGGTGGAGGTGCTGGCGCAATTGCTACTGCTACTCCATCTACTGCTGGAATTGGGGGAGTTCAATTTGAAAAGAATTTCGTTTTCTATGTAGATAAAGTAGATAATAATAATTTTAGACTTACTAGGAGCAACAGTGATATTGTTGCTGGTAAATATTACAACATAACTGATTTAGGAGCTTTTGGAACTTTTACAGTAGCAACATCAACGGGATATGGTCTTAAGGTTGGTGTCATTGCTAATCTAGATGGCACACTTAATTTTTGTACGATTATAGATCCTGGATATGGTTATACTGATGGTGAAACTGTATATGTTTTACAACCTGGAAGTAATGGATTAGCAAGGATTGAAATTACTTCTACTACATCAAATACCGCATCAGATCCAGCAATGCAATACCCTGGATGGTTGTATTGTGATGGATCTGAGTATAATGCACATGATTATCCATTACTATACAAAGTTATATCTGATGATTATGGTGGTGACGGTGGAACTTTCACCGCAGAAAATTTTGGAACTACCCCTGGAATTAAATTTAATGTTCCAGATTATAAAACGAAAAAATTAGTTGGCGCAGGCGGTGGTGTATCTGGTTCTGGATCACCTGTATCTGGTAATGTTATTTCTGTTGTTGGTGCAACGGGAGGTAGATGGTATTTTTCAAAAGATCAGCAAGAAAATCTATTTGATATTGGAAATATTATTATCAGTGGATATACGAATGTCACTGAATTTGTTGGTGGTTCTCTAAGTGGTGAAGTAACAATCAGAATTGGACCACTACAAGAAAAAATGATTGCTGCTGTTCCAGAACATGAACATGCAATTTTAACATCTAGTGCTCCTCAGGCTGGTGCATTTGAAGGTGGTGGTGGACCAGTTGATGACCATTCTGTTGGATTTAAAGATAGCAATGGTCAGGTTAATTTCTTCTTGCCATCTGGTGGAGTTCCTTTGTTCCACTCTCATGGTATTGTTGATTATGTTTTGACAGATCCTAACCTCTCTACATATGGAAATGTCGGTGGCATTGGTGAAAAGTGGACAACATTGTTTGCGACATCTTCTATTGGTGCTGATGGTGTCTTTAATATTCCTGATCATGATCTGAACACTGGTAACATGATTCGTGTTCAGACAAATACACAAACAACACCAATGTCATTCAGTGTAAATGGTATTAGTGTTAATTTTTCAGCAAATACTACTTGGTGGGTTATTAAAATAGATGATAATAACTTCAAACTAGCATCATCAAAATACTTAGCACTAACAGGAAACGCTGCTGTAATTACAAATGCTGGTAATGCTGGTGATATCACCATTGAAACTGGATATCAAATTGCTGGTAATTTACCAGCAGAAGTTGTTACTATTATCACAACTCCAAGTCCTACAACGTGGGATATTGATGATAATTATGTTATTGGTGGAAAACCAGTTCAATTACCAGGTGATAGCAGCGTCAAACTTGTTAAAAAAGCAGAAGAAAATTCTGCTGGAACCTATACAGTAGCAGCTCCTGCAGGAGATGAAGTTCCAATTCTTGGTATTGGTGGTAATTTAACTGGTGGTGGTGGATCTGGTGGTAACACAGCTAATAATGGTGGTAATGGTGGAAATAGCACATATACTTTCTCATATAATGGAAATACTTACGCAATTAGAGCAGGCGGTGGAAGTGGAGGAACCTCTGGAAATGGTGGGGGTAACGGTGGATCTGGCGGTACTGCAAGTTATGCTGTAAACGGTGCATTCACAACTATTACTGGTAATGGTGTAATAAATCTTGCTGGTGGTGTTTCTCTAGAAATTTCTGGATATTCTGCTGGAGATAGTGGAACTAATGGTGGTGCTAGTGCTGGTGGTACTGGTGGATCTAGTACACTTTTCTATGGAAAAGGTGGAGATGGTGTATCAGATACTAGCACAACAGATGTAAGCTCTAGTCAAACTTTTAACTACACGGGAACAGGAACCCAATCATATAATATTCCTGCTGGTGGTAACTTGAAAAGTGTCAATGTTACGGTAAAAGGTGGTGGTGGAGGTGCTGGTGGAATTGCATCTGCATCTTATGCTGGTGGATCAGGTGGAGCAGGTAAACAAGTTAATGCTGCTCTCGTCCCTGGAAGTAGTAGTACCTTTACAGTATATGTTGGTGCAGGTGGTGGTCCTGGAAATGGAAACGCTGGCGGTAGTGGTGGTCCTTCTGGATATGCTTCTGGTGGTGCTGGAGGTACTGGTAACGGTGCAGGCGGCGGCGGTGGAGGCGGTGGTGCTTCTGCTGTTGGTACTGTAAACACTCTCATGGTTGGTGCTGGTGGCGGTGGTGGCGGTGGTGCGTCAGGTAACAGTGCTTCAGTTGGTGCCGACCAAAATGGTCAACCATCATCAACTGACGGTCACCAAAGTTTGAGTGCTATCTTCGCTGGATCAGGTGGTAACGGTGGTAACGCTGTTTGCTCTGGTGGCGGAGGCGGCGGTGGCGGCGGTGGCGCTGGCACAGGATCTGGTATTGGTGGTGGTGGCGGTGGATCCAACGGATCTAATGCTCGTAGAGCAGGATATGGTGCTACTAGAGGACAATCTGCTGTTAAAACTTCTGGTGCTGGTCCAACTGTTAGTAGTGCATCTTCTGGTGATGCAAATAATGGTGGATTTGGAGGAGTTGGAAATTCTAACTCTGGTGGAAATGGATCTGTAGTATTTTCTGCTGTTAATACTATTACTGTACAGGGTGCAGGTGGCGGCGGCGGTGGATCAGGTAGCACAGTGTTCTTTAGATTTGATGCTGCTGGTTTAACTAATCCAAATGCTGGTACATTAACAGTTGGTGGTGCAGGATCTGGAGCAGGTGCTGGTGGTCAAGCTGGTGAGGGTGTGGTTGGATATTATGTTAAAGTTACTGAATCTGGTGGTACTGGTACAACTACTACTGCAGGATTATTTGATCTTGCAAGCACAACTGTAGATTATATTGAATCTGGAACAGCATCTGGATCTACAGGTGGATTTACTTCCACAGATACTGAGAAATATTTGAGATTTTTTGGAAGTGAAGCAGTAAGATGGGCGAGAACAGTTACCATCAATGCATCCTCTGGTAATAGTAAAAGTTCACCAATCATTAACTCTAGATGGAGAGTAATACGTGGTAATGGTAGTAATGGTGGAGAAGCACCAGGAGAACCATTGGAACTATTTGCAAGTAATGATGGTGGCGGTAGTTATGGTAAGATTGGTACTATCTCATCTGCTGCTGGTCCTACTGACTGGACATTTGTTGACATTGCTATCCCAACAGATTATCAAGTTAATAACCTTTTATTAGAGGTAAGACAAACAAGATCCTCTAATGGAAACGCTGCAGGAGATAATTTTGGTATTGATTATGTTCAATTTGAACATGCTGAGGCAGAAGTTGAAATTGCTTCCTATCCATCTGCTAGAGCTGATCTTGGTATTGAATTTATCACAGAAAGAATTGAACCACAAGGTGATCCAATCAACGCTGCAGGTTTAGATGTTAATGAGGGTACATTTACACTGTCATCAGCAGTTAAGTTAAATGTTGCTTCAACTCTATCACCAGAGATTGACATTCCTCTCTTAACACGCTATCATCTAGTGAAGTATATGATCAGGGCGTATTGATGCTGGCAGCAAGTGAATGTGGATTTATTATTGATCCTGATAGAATTGAAGGAAAGTTTGAAGACTTTATTGGTGTGTACAGAAGATTTGTGCATCATGACATATGCTCTGCAATTGTAAAAAACTTTGAGACATATATTGATATCAATCCTGAGATTGTACAGCATGGCAAAGATCAGATGCCAGACAAGAAACTTGCTAGACATGATGTTAGCATCATGTTAGATGATGTTGACATGGGACTGGCAACACATTTCTATAAGTATTTGAATAGTGCATTTGGAAATTATAAGCAAGAGTATGATCATCTTAAAACAAATCTGAATGCTATTGGATTGAAAGTACAAAGAACTTCCCCTGGTGGTGGTTATCATACTTGGCACTATGAGAATGGTAGTTTCAGAGCAGCAAATAGAGAACTAGCATGGATGGTGTATTTGAATGACATGCCTGATGGTGAAGCAGAAACTGAATTTCTCTATCAAAAGAAACGATATAAACCACAGACAGGCACGCTATTGATCTGGCCTGCAGGTATGACACACGTTCATCGTGGGAACACTGTCTTTACCCATGATAAATATATTGCGACAGGCTGGTTTCTAAAACTCCCGTAATCTAATGGCAGACATCCGTGTAGTAGTGCAAGTCAATGCACTAGAAAGAATTATCATCGTAGATGGTAAGACTGAATTTATTGAAGAAGCATGGTGGAATGATAATATCCAACCCATGCTGTTCCCATTTTGGTCATCTGATAAAGACCGCTTGATTCATTTGAATTATTTCAGTGATGGATCCTATGGTGTTGAGAAGAAGAAGTACGTCTATGATCGTGCTACCAAAACAAGAAAGTGGAAAACATATGAATGGAGAGAGGCAACTGATGCTGAAGTAGCAGATATTGCCGAGAAACTCAAAGAAAAGTATTTTGAGCACAAAGATAGCGCACAAGAGACAGTTGAAGAAAAACTATACAATGAGTATGGTAGATGGCAGAAAACATCGTGGGAGGGTGTTAGACTAGTCAGAAACTATCTTTTGTCTGAATGTGACTGGACTCAAATGCCTGACGCACAAATTAGTGATGAAGTAAAAGCACAGTGGACTGCATACAGACAGAAACTTAGAGATATTCCTTCTGATTACAGTGGTAAAGGATCTGATGAGGTAAAGTACCCAATCAACCCAATTGTTTATGCTAGATACCTAGCTTATCAAGATTCTGAGGGTAATAATCCATATGCAGGTAATGCTTATTTGCAAACAGATGATCAATTTGGTGAGTTTACACCTGGAGTATGGGATGAATATGTAAAGAGAGTTTGTTTGACTATTGCCTCTAACTACAGAATTAAGAATCCTGATGAAGTAGTACATGGTCAATTCTCACCTGCTAACTTCTCTGCTCTACATCCTGATCAACAATCAGAACTTGACGCAATCCTAGCAGCAATCAACGAAAATAACGTTTAATTATGGAACAAAAACTTAATATTCTCCTTCTCACTCTTTCATCGGGGGAGGAGTTGATCGCTAATGTAAAAGATCACATTGAAGAAATTAACGGTGTACAACAAAAGGTGTGCTACAATTTAGTATATCCTTTTACCATTAGAAGTACAGGTCAAATTGATGTAAATCAATTAGGTGTAAGTTACAATCCATGGAAAAAGTTTTCCTCTGATAACGCATTCTTGATTGGTTTTGATGGTATCATTAATATGTGTACTCCACTACCATCTATTGTTGAAGGATATAAGAAAGCAGTAGATGAATATATCAAATCTTATGTTGAGGTCATGCAATGATCTATGAATATCAATTCTTAGATGTGAATCAAGTAAGGCAAATTACCAGTTTATTTGATTCTGGTAAATTCATTGATGGTGCATCTACTGGACCAAAAGAAAAACATGTAAAGGATAACACTCAGCAAGATGATATTGAGATTAATAAGATTGTTAATCAGAGTATCGCAAAGATCTTGACGCAAACAGATCTGTTTAGGTTACATCCACTAAACAAATGCTCTCCGTGTTTCATGCTAAAATATGAAGAAGGTCAACATTATGATGATCATACAGATTATTATGAAATGTGGGGATGTAGAACTGACTACACAGTTGTCATTACATTGAACGATGACTATGAAGGTGGTGAGCACTTCATTAAAATTGGCACAGAGACAATTGAGAAGAAACTACCCGCAGGCAAAGCTTTAATTTATCCAACACATTTTGTTCACGGTGTGAGACCAGTTACTAGTGGTGTCAGGAAATGTCTTACATTTTGGTTAGAGAGTTCAATCTCTGATTCAACAATGAGATATTATATTACTGAACTAAACAAAGTGTATTGGGAAGTAGAGGGTTACCTAGACAGAAAAGTTTTAACTCAATTTGATCTTGCTCGTCTTGGAATCATCAGACACCATACTACATTGAGAAACTGACATGAGTAAACTTACTGATATTAAATCTTGGGATACTATTCTTACCCAAGGAGAGATGGAAGAGATTGATAAGATTGCTAGTCGTCCTAGATGGCAGTTTGGTGCTAGTAGTAATCCTGCAATGCCACATAAAAAGTTTTGGAAGATGGACATCAAAGGATATAGTATCTTTGATACTGTCATACCTGAGAAGATGGACATTCTACTTCCATTTAAATTTGAAATCTTAGACTATTATTTGAATGGTCATACTAGAGGTTTGGATGGATCTATGCACACTGATGATGCAGATTATACATTTTTGATATTCTGTAATCCTACATGGGATCTCACATGGGGTGGAAAGACTATTTTTGTGCAAGATGATGGTAGATATGATAGCGTGTTTCCTAAACCAGCATCATGTGTGTTGTTTCCCTCTGACATATATCATTGGGCAGAAGATACTACTAGAGAGTTTTATGGTATCAGAGTTACAGCCGCATATAAATTAAAGAAAGTAGAGAATAACGATGCAGAACCTACAGACATTTGATACTGCTAGAGATTGGGATCAGATTGAAGCACATGCTTCCTCTATTTCTGGTGCTTTAGTATACTGGGAGAACCCAAGACTAGAAGCAGCAGATGATGCTGCTAAATCTATTGTCATTGATTATTACAAACTTGACGAAGAGATGCCACCAGAAGTTATTCTTTTGATGGAGAGCAAGTATTATGGATACATTGAGTTCAGATCTCCTGAAGTTGCAGAAGACTTTGTGATGGATTATTTCCCTCGCAAGGATGAGGTTGATGATGACACATATTGGTATCAGTGTTTTGTTGTAAGACCAGATGGTGTCATTGAATATGATAATAATGCTCTACGACCAGGTAACAATAGACCAAAAGAATGAACATTAATAATGGATTTGTAGTTCCATTTTTCACTGCTACAGTTGAAAACTGGAGTGATCATAAAGATAATATAATTTCATCTTTGGATCTTGAGGATGGTGATGGACACCTTACAGATTACTTCAAATATTATAAAGAAGGCAAGGTTGCTCCATATACAGAGAAAATGTTTGAATTGCTTCAACCTGTGTTGAAAGAATTTAATGAGTTATACCCATTTGATTTTGAGATCTATAATATGTGGGCACAGAAATACACTCGTGGAGGTTATCATCCACCCCATAATCATGGAGCACTAGGATATAGTGCTATTTTTTATGCCAGTTTAGAAAGTGACCACCAACCAACATCGTTCTTCGCTCCCTTTGTTGACTTTATTGAGGGTGACGTGATAGAATATGTCCCTGAGGTCAGTGAGGGAGACATCCTTTTCTTCCCATCAGTCTTGACACACCAGTGTAAAGCTGTAAAATCTGACTCAGAACGTGTGATCTTTTCTTTCAACATCAAGAATGCTTGAATTTTGTTATGAACTCCCTTATGAGGACCTTGACTTTACAGATGAAGAAACTCGCAAACTTTATCGTAT